TCCCAGTGACGATAACATTTGAAGATACATAGGCATTCCCCGTGACATTGAGATCTGTTTGAACATCGACATTACCAGTGACGACCGCATCCGATAATACATAGGCATTCCCAACGACATTAAGTTCCGATTGAACATCAACATTTCCAGTCACTATAGCATTCGAAGATATATAAGCATTCCCGGTCACATTAAGTTCTGATTGGACATCAACATTACCGGTGACGATGGCATCCGTCGCGACGTTAAGATTTGTTTGAACATCGACATTACCGGTGACCACTACATTTGAAGAGACATAGGCATTTCCAGTCACGTTAAGATCTGTTTGAACATCGGCATTACCGGTGATGACTGCGTCCGATAATATATAGGCATTTCCGGTGACGTTGAGTTCTGACTGAGCGTTCAAGTTCGAGGAGACGAAGGCATTCCCGGTGACATTGAGCTCGGACTCTGCGTTTAGGTTCGAGGAGACGAAGGCATTCCCGGAGACATTGAGCTCGGACTGAGCGTTCAAGTTCGAGGAGACGAAGGCGTTCCCGGTGACATTGAGTTCGGACTGAGCGTTCAAGTTCGAGGAGACGAAGGCGTTCCCAGTGACGTTGAGCTCTGATTGTACATCGGTGTTCCCAGTGACCACGACGTTCGATAACATGTACGCATTCCCCGCGACGACAGCATCTGTGAGAACATTCAGATTTGTTTGGACATCAACATTTCCAGAAACATATGTGTCACCTTCAACGTGGAAATCAGTGGATGGTGTTAACGTATTGATACCCACACGGTCATTCACAGTGTCTACGTGGAATGTGTCTGTATCTACGGTGACATTACCCGATACGTACGCTTCACCCTGAACATGAAAATCTGTGGATGGGGTCAATGTATTAATACCGACCCGATCCGTAGACGCGTCGACAAAGAGTGTATCTGTGTCGACGATAAAGTCTGAGTGTACTTGTGCATTCCCCACAACATCTAGATCTGTTTGGGGATTCAATGTATTGATACCGACACGATCCCTGATGGCATCCACATGGAGTGTATCTGTGTCTACGGTTAAATTTGAATTCACATGTAGGCGACCATGTACACGAGCATCAATGAGTTCCGAGGATGGTGTGATGGTGGAGCTCGTCGCACTACTCGTAGTGTGTGCGATGACAAACTCGTCGACACTTTCGCGATACCCCATGGTGACATTTGTTCCGGTACGATCCATGATTAAACCCATATCGGAGGTGGTGTTTCCCTTTCCAATCTCGATGATGGCATCCTTGATAGTTGTATTTTCGGTGTTGATGGATGTGATGGTACCTCTCACATCGAGATTCCCACCGATGATGACATCATCTTGTATGTATGTGTCTCCCAAAACAGTGAGAACGTTTGCACCCTCTTCATCGACATAAAACTTTGTTCCCACATCGAGGGTGTGTATAGGTGCACCATTCGCAACACCCACATTGGAGAGGGTCGTGACGGATGTTTCCGGGTGATTGAATGAGACGGTATTCGAGGTGACACTACCATTGATGACAGCTCTTTCTAGATCGAGTAGGAGAATGTCTTCGGCGGGGACGGTAGAATCAACAATCTCTTTCGTTTCCGTATTGTAAATCAACATCTTGTAGTTTAGATAATCACTACTCTCTCGTTTTCTGATGGGCGTCATGTACACCGCTCCAGGTTGTGTCGCATCAATCTGGACATTACTGGCATTGAATACGATCGTATTTTCACCCTGGTCTTCGGTACAGTTTTTACCAAACCTAATTTTGGTCGAACGTTCGATCGTCGGTGTGTTCTTGACCATTTAATATAATGAGGCATTTTAATTTGCATAGAGGAGACCGGCCATACCATTTTCGATACGGAGAATATTATAGTTGACTGCGTAGATCGGGTCATTGATAGGCATAGTCTCACTCATGATTTTGGCTGATGTGAGGCGACTGAAGTTTAGGGTACCTGTAGGTTGGAGAGAACTTGTCGAGAGACAGAAACAATACAGGAAGAAATCTGGTGACGTCACAAAGTTTGTGTGATAATAATTAGTTACATCGATATAGTGGGGTTTACCCCACCTGTAATTACCAACATCGAGGCCATTAATATTCATTTTTACCTTATTTGTGGGGGAAGTGAGTGCCCCATCTGTCGTCGTATCTGAGGATGCGATATACTTCACGGGATGATTAAACGTGAGATCTTGAATAAGACTTCCCGAAGCGATATTTTTCTGAACTTGTGTGATGAGAAGATCATGTTTTTTTGAGGCGATGTTTCCACGTTCTTCGTTATCGAGATAGAAGTAATTTGCGAAACACTCTACATTGTAGTCGGATGCCGCCGTTGCCCAATGAATACGAATTTCGACATTGTGGTAGTTTAGGGCGACGAGTGGAAGTGCGCACTGCGGTCCTTCACAAAAGAAGAATCTGAGTGGATAAAAATAAGAGCGAGCACTCACACCTGGGTGTGTACCATTCGAACTTTTAGAAACATTTTGAGCGAATGTATCGATGGCGATTTTCTCCGTAAAAATAGCATCTTGTGTGTCTACGAGGGAGCCACCGATATAGAGTTCCACGTGGTCAATAATAGTGTCCCAGCGCTGGATATCGAGGGCTTGGGTGGTGTCGTCTAATGTAAAATACACATAACTGAGAAGATCTCCAGAACGTTCAAATTGAATGCTGGACATCGAATTGTTTTTCACTGCTCCATGGATGGTTTGTTTTTCAATGGACTGTGAAAAATTAGCATGTCGTTTGAATGTTGAACTAAAGAAAGATATTTCGGGATCACCCATGATATATTCATCCTGGGCACCGATAGCGATCAATTGAACAATACCAGCAGACATGGTATACTACTCTAAGGGAAGAAAATTACAAATTGGGTTTTCTACACACGAAACGAAGAATTAAAAAATTATTTTTCACGGGGCTAGATGGTGTAATAGGTACACCATTTTGGTTTCTAATATTTATAGTAAATCGATCAATACTACGGATAGGATTTACATATTGTGCCACAATGGGGTAATTGTCTTTAAAATTGAACGATGTAGTACCTTCACCTATGATACTCGCAAACGAATTTCTCAGCATACTCATCGAACTTTGACCTTCATATACATTTGAAGCTCTATCACTGAAAATTGTATCAAGTTCACTAATGGAAATATAACAGTGTTTCGTATCAACTGTCGTATTAATATTAGTGGCTAATAGTCTAGCCTGAACAACATTTTTTAGTGGGTTTTGGAGATGACATGTGAATGTATTTGCACTGGCCTGTCCAATTGAATCAATAGTTACCGTGTGATACTCATAATTGAGATCTGGAATAGTCTCAGACGGATAAGTTACGAGTGCCATTTATATTAACTTAGATTAAAGATCCACCAATTCCATCCAGGATTTCATACGCAGCAAAATCAGCCACGCGTTTTTGTGCACCACATAGTCCACCAGGGGTGAGACCCTTGCTGTACGCGCTACCTCCCTTGCGACCGGGAGTACATTCAATCTTATTTTCAAGTTCGGATATAGGTTTTTCAGTCACTATATTGATCTTGATAGGTCTGGGCTGGTACATACTGGTATCTCGGACTGCTGACATGATAAAAATAATTAACATGAGCGTACCGATTGATAGGAGAGCGTTACGATTGACCTTGTTAAGGTTGAACATTTATTATAGGTGTAGATTTTTTTAAAGTGCGTTAAAGGTATTTTTTTAGTTTCCATATAGAGAGTAGATGGACGAAGAAATCGTACTCGACAGAGGAACCACAAATGTAATGAAATTAGACGCTGATGAACAGGCTCTCATGGATGAAATCTATATTTCGGTACCACGCCCTAAACCAGTTCCCCGACCAGGTCGGCCCATGCGTCAGTCGGCACCCCAGCAACACCAAGAAGCGATGGATGCTTTCGTGAATCCCAACAAACAATCCGCACCCACTCAGCCCCAACCAGACGAAGAAATTGATTATGGTGAGGATGAGCCCACGTTTTATGATGATGAATCGGTGGGACCAGGTTCCCAGGAAGAACAGCCTTCTAAGGGATACACCTCAATCGACGAGGAGAAGGCGGACCTCATAAATAAACTTGGACGTCTAGAGAAGAAAGGGTTTGCAGTGAACAAGAGACTCAACGCGTATTCAAATGTTGATGAACTTCGATCCGAGGTGAAGCGAATCACCTACAGTATCGATGTGGAACAGTCAGTTCGTTTCTCTCGGAGAATGCTCGTGGCGTGTGTGACCGGTCTAGAGTTTTTGAATAAGCGATACAATCCATTTGAGGTCCAATTGGAGGGTTGGTCTGAGTCTGTCATGGAGAATGTTGATGATTATGACGGGGTCTTCGAGGAACTCTATGTGAAGTACCGCTCCAAGGTCAATGTGGCTCCCGAGGTCAAGTTAATCATGATGTTGGGTGGTTCTGCAATGATGTTTCACCTGACGAACAGTATGTTCAAGTCTGTGATGCCCAACATGAATGACGTGATGAAGCAGAATCCCGACCTCGTCAAAAATATGATGGCGGCGGTACAGAATACAACCAGGGCCCCTGGGGGTCCAGCAACCGATGCACCCATCGGTGGTCAGTATGAGATGCAGGGACCCGGGGTAGATATTTCGAGCCTCATGGGTGGTATCATGATGCCACCCCCACCACCAATGAATACGATGATGAACGAGACTATAGCTGACGATGATCTTTCTGATATCATGTCTATCTCAGGTGATTCCACTGGTGGTGAAGTCAAGGAAGTGAACCTCGATGCAAGTAAGCCCAAGCGTACCAGGCGAAAGAAGAAGACAGAAATTAATCTCTAATTAGTATATAAATGATAGCGTATTGTCCGCTCGAGGATCTGGACCCACCGTCCAGACCAAAGAGGGAGGAGGTACCCATCGTGAGAGATGTCAAGCCTCGGATTGGTCTCGAAGAGACTGAATTAAATTACGTCATCATGGCTTTCATTGCCGGCGTGATGATACTCGCCGTCTCTGATTCCATCAGGGCGTAAATGTATACATTAAGTCTACCATGGGGTCTAAACCCCTGTGGTAAATTTAATTCCCGAATAATATTCCCGCTAATCCATCCTTTATACGTAACACATTGTAGTTAACAGCGTATATATGTATTGGGTCACCAGATCTGGACGCATCAACTGATGCGCCACGTATCATGAGTTTTGCGTTATCAAGGCGACTAAAATTACAGGAACCTGATGGGTGAAATTGTGACGCATTCATACAAAAGTGATACGCGTAGTACCTCGTGTAGACTGGTATATTTCTTGTATTGTCGAATTCAGACGTACCGTATTCCGATTTATAATAATTCTGAATTGTGTGAAAATACATTGGTTTCATATTCTCAAGTAAAGATGTACCATTTAAATGTAGATCTAAACCAGAAAATGTAAAAAAATCGGTACTATACACATCTGTTTTCGATTCAAATCCAAAGAATAAAGATTTCACTGGATGATTAAAGGAACTTATATCAACAGAGTTGTAACCATCACTTGTATTGAGTGGGTACTCTATACGTTGAACCTGTGTGATAACCAAATCCAATTGACGTTTCACGATACTTTCCCTTTCTTCTTTATCGAGGAATACATAGTTTCCGTACACCTCAATCTTCTTTTCATCCTCTGTAAGTTCAAGTATTGGAAATCTTGTCTGATCAAAATTAATTTTTATTTCAACCTGGTGACTCTGAAGCGCGACAAGGGGTAAAAATGCTTTATGATTACAGAAAAAAAACTGAAGTGGTAAAAATCCGGGATTTACAGAGCTCATTTTCGTATTCAACTCTTTCGATTTAGTATATGTATCAGCTAAGTAATTTGGCCATATATCAGAATAATAATCAAAATGCTGTGAGTCCACCTTTTGACCCCCGACGTATAAATCAATTGTCGAATTGATAAACATATTCATCATCTTATTGGAACCCTGAAACCATACCGCATTTATGATATCACCGAGAATGGGTATAGTTATTGTTTCATCTTCATCGTATATCGTTTTGATGAGTTTGGGTGACTGAGAAAAGTTTGTGTGACGGATAAATTTCATTCGGAAGAAGGATTGTCCTTCATCACTTGTCAGGTATATGTCTTGAATACCTTTCGAAACGAGTTGTATTAATGCACCAGACATTTAATAGAAGATCAGATTATAAAAACAGACACTTTCCCTGAGGGAAGTCACTCTTCTTCTCTTCCACCATTTTTCCTTTAATCCTGAAACCACCTTGACGGTACACTTTCATTCGTTTGTAGTACATCGCAGTAAAGATCGACCATGGATCATGTACATCGTAGATGTGGGGCTCATTCTTCTTACCTTTTGTTTCTCTCATGATTCTTCCAATACTTTGTGTGATGTCCGATTTCGGACTCGCTAGAATGACCGTATCCAGTGTCGGAATATCCAGACCCTCGTGAGCCTGACTGAACGTCGCGAAAATGATTTTCTTCTTAGATGATTCCTGGAGGGCAGCCTCTTTCATACCACCCATGTACAAACCGGATGTCTTTGGGAAGCACTGATGAAGAAACTCACAATGTTGTCGACGGTCACTGAGAACCAGTAACTGTCTCGTACCAGACGAAGCTTTCTTGACGAGTTCCACCAACATCTTATTTCTTGATCTGTCCTCAACAATTTGAGTAATCATATTAGGCATAGAGATCTTACCATTTCGCATAGATGGTGGGGGGTTTCTATAATTTGGGGAATCAAACGTAATCTGAAAAACCTCCACCTGTTCCTGATTCTTTCGCTCAACCGCAAAGAATGTGGGGCCCATAAACCAATGAAGTACCTTGGTAAGTCCATCTTTCCTTTCTGGGGTTGCTGAAAGTCCAAATATATGTTTGGGGCACATTCTGAAGAGACTTTGACTGAACACTTTAGCACAAATATGATGTGCCTCATCCACGATAAGTGTGCCAATCGTATCAAAATCTGAGAATGAGTACTCTTTGAGGGAAAGCGACTGAAGCATCGCGATGACAAAATCACATTCAACTTCCTTCTTATTCTGTTGAACAACACCAATCGTAGCACCGGGACAAAACTGCTGAATACGTTCCCGCCACTGATCCGCCAGAAACTGTTTATGGACGACAATCATCGTTCTGTATCCGAGCTTACACGCTATGGCCAAGGATACAGTCGTCTTGCCGTACCCACACGGTAAAGAAAGTACGCCATGCCCCGCTTTAATTGCTGCTGTGAGTGCTTCGTTCTGGTGTGTTGCATCTCTGAGCTGTCCAACGAATTTGGTTTTAATACGAGTGGGTTCAGGTCTCTTGTCCTCTTTGGGTTCCCCAAGTTTAGCAGTTCCGTAGAATCTTGGAACGCACACTCCATTCTTAGCTGCTCTGAAAACTTTGAAAGGTGGTGGAGGGAATCCATAATCCCCATTGACTATAGGTCTTACCGTAAGTTCTTTTTTAATTTCCTGAATTGGACCCTCATTTACCAAGTATCCGGTTCGAGTAAGCATACTTATTTAAAGACGTGAAACTTTAAATGAGTATAAGATGCCTATCGTCGACGTTGAAGAGAACATTAAGAAGATTCGTATGAATATCGAACAGATGACCCAAGAAGTGTTTAGACTTCAGGGTATGCTCCAGACTTTTGAAGGATTCAATAAGGGTGGTCTCAAGACAATTGACCTTCCTAATGACCCTAATCAAGCCACTTCAGAGGAAGAGCTTGAGAGTATCCAAGAGAAGCCCGAATAATTACCAACATTCCACACACCCTTGAAGTCTATGATAACTTCAATTTCATCACCCTTTATAAGAGACTGCACGGGACGTCCTCGGACTTCACACATCACTCTCCTATACCGGAATGGAACTTTTACTGTGAGAACACGACCATCGAGTGGGTCATCTGTATTTTCATTGGCGATAAGATGATTCTTCGAAATGTGCATGCGTTCAATAATGTCTGAACACTTTTGTGGAATAACAAAACGTATATACTTTTTGTTATTAAATTCGTACATGGGTTCGTGTACATTGGCTACGAACTTCATTGGTTCCTGTTACGGTACACGAGAATTAAAACTATAAGTAACATGGTGATAAATGTTATGACTTGTGAAATGACCAGGGGTTGGAGAGGTTCTCTCGTACCGAATTGTTCATGACTTAAGGCTCTCGACACTTCAACAGCTGCCTCAATACTCGAATATGGTGTATTTCTGGGAGACATCATACCACACATCGCAACCTTTGAACACTTCCCAAAGAATGGAAGTTGTCCATGTAAACTGAGTACACCCGACGACTGACTGAACTCCCATTTGTCCCCTTTCCATTCGGCACCCCACCCAATACGAATCATCGTGGGTTCGGGGATTTGAAGTTGTTTGAGGACCTCTGCCTTGAGAGTGTCCGGATCAGTCTTAAGGATTTCTTCAGTTAGATCGCATATGACACATGAAACAGTCTTACCATCCGCGAGAACCACTGGTTGAAGGTTCCACTCAGTGTTAGCCGCAATTTCAAGATCATCTGAAAGATTCATAAAATCATCATAATCTAGAAGAATATTGATAGCACCATAGGTACTCTCCCTCACTTTTTTGTCTGCATCCGATCCCCAATTGTTTCCAAGTACCTTGAGAGCGGGACTGTTATCGAGACATAAGAATAGTATATCCTCAGTGAGTTCCAATCCACCTGAAAATGTAGCTGTAAATGTATCTTCTTCATATTTTATGTCGGTGAGTTCTGTGTTAAATACGAAATTTGCACCAGCATTTATGAGTGCTTGTTCCATCTTATCACACATCACTCTACCCGAGACTGACTGTGTGTGGGGTTTAGACATGGCGACATGATCAAAACTTTTTACGAATTCGTAGGCTGACATCACATCCCAAGTTACACCATCCATGATGAGCGGAAGATGTTCAACAAATGCCCGACCTTTATCTGAGAGGTTTCCCATTGCCTCTTTTAGGGAGATACCCTTGTATTTTCCGGGTTGAGAGAGTACACGTGCCGCGAGGGACATAAGGGCTCCATAATCTGTTACCTGGAGGGACTTAAATAAGAACGAATATACATTCTTATTGACGGGTTCAAATATTTCATTCCAAGAAATACCCATTTCTTTGAAGAGTGATTGTGTATTTACAAACGCACGATCGAATACGATTCGGTGTGCGTGGAGATCTCGGTTTTCACCTTCTGGTTCCCACCACGAACCACCCGCTGATAGTTTCCTGTCATACAATGTGACTTCATGATCACCCGATTTTAATATTTCCCACGCGAGAGACATACCGGTGGGTCCGGCACCAACTATATGAATCTTCATTCTACTTTTATAAGATATATTAAATAAGTCCAGACTTTTTGCGCTCCTCTGGTGTTTTGAGTGCGTATATAACAGACACGAAGATCACAGTCGAGAGGAGAGCGTATTCAATATCTTTAGTCGCACTGAAGGCTATGAGCATGAGAGACATAAACCGAAACACTTTATTGTCGAATAGAACTTTCAGTCTCTCTGGGATCTGAATAGCGTTACCCGAAAAAAGACCCTGATACAAGATGATTAATGAGAAAACAATGGGTTGTGTTTTGATTAACATTTCAGCGGGTCCCGTAACGAATTTGAACGCATTCGCGATTTTAGTCATTTATATAAGTTCAGAAAATAAAAATTTTTATTATGAAGGGACATTTAATTTTAAGCGTTTCAACTTTTCCATAAACTCACGACGTTCTCCAGGTGATTGAATCTCTGTACCATTCGCGATCGCTTCAATCTCTGGCCCCGTGAGTTGTAAGGCATTGACCCTAAAGTCCATGAATGCCTCCATCGTCATTGGGACTAGGGGCTTCACGAGATTGAATATGGCTGTCGCGTACTCTCGAATTTCCTGTTGCGCATGGGCATCCATGCGGAGGTGAAGATAGTGAAGAAGATTATGAAGGTTAATTTTCCAGTAAAATTCCGTATAAGTGGATTGTGGAAGGGTTCCCCGCGCCTGTTCTCGGCAACATCCATTCTCCAAGAGCTCCTCATACACATCAAATGATTGACTCAATTGTTGGGACACTTTGTCGTCAAGATTGTCATTGAGTTTGATAGTACCCTCCGAACCCTGATGATTCACTTCGGACTGACCACGGTATGTATCAGGTTCGTAGTACTCTTTAGGTACTACAGAGTACCGAGCGGATAATTCATTCACACTTGCGGTGCGATGTCGAAGGTGCTGTCGGGCAATGTAGAGGGGCATTTTGATGTGAAATTTGAAGTCGACCATTTCAAAAGGGGTTGTGTGCCAATGGCGTAAGAGGTAACGAATGAGACCACGGTCTCCACGAGAGGTTTTGGTGCCGTCACCATAGGAAACTCTGGCTGACTGGACGATCGATGAGTCCAATTCTTTTTGAGGCATGTGATCCACAAGACGAACGAAACCATGATCAAGGACTTTTTCCATTATACATATGTAACCGGTTTAATCTTTAATAATCACAAGCATCATCCATCGGAACTTCTCCACAGAAATCATACAGATTATTTAACTTTTCTTGTGCATCATCCATGGCATCGATGGCTTCATCCACAAGTTCCAAGAATGTATCCAATTCATCTAGGGCCACACGGTGGGTATTTCTTAGGGGTTTCTTTGAGTGAAAAGCGGATTTGAGACGCTTGTTGCTCTTGATCAGCTGGTCAATGTTCGGCCTCTTCACAGCACACATACGGATAGTGAGACTCATTGTTTATTTTAATTCTTTGATCAATTCACTTAGGTCTCTGTAATACCTTTTCAGGTCTTTCATAAATCTTTTATTATTTTCAATAACTTCGCATTCAACTTTATTCAAATAAATCCAAGCTAAGTTTGATTTGGAATACTTTGTTCTCTTTTGATTTTCATTTGGACGACGAGCTACTAATTTTGTAACTTTCTTCTTTCTGGATTTTGATATGACTTCAGTCCTATTTACGAAGGAAAGTGCCTGCATCACCGTGTCCGCGAGGTCATCCTTTTTCTTAGACTTTATGAAGGTGTCTACCCAATGTGCATTCGTCGGTCCTGTGCGGATAAAGGCTTCACATCTCTCTATGGATGCCTTCTTCCTCTTATTATATTGTACCTTCCCCGGACCAGCGATGTCTGGAATCTTATTCGAGGCGTGGTAAATGATTGTCTCAGCTTTTGGACATTTAATGATGAAGTAGGAATGTAAAAAGTGCATGACTGATACCATTTTCTTATTAAAAGAGGGTTGTTCCTCGATGAGAATGGTCTTAGCTGTGAGAACCCACGGTCTCGCATCTAGGTGATCCCTTAAAGATATGTACACACCATCTGCATGTTGAGGGGGGATACCATCGACATCCCATTCCCGCACGAGGTTACCTGCATCCTCATCGATAAGGCACAGTGCTAAATTCTTTATACCAACATCGATCGACAGAATAGTCATTGGTATAAAGGATGAAAAAGTCTTTAAGTTTGATTTATTTCTTCATCACCATAGACATCACTATTAAGGCGACGACGGCTAACGAAGATACACTTGAAGCACCACTTACTAATTTGGGGTCAAAACCGTCTGGTAGAAGTCTCTCGAGCCATTTAAAAGGATTTAATGGACTATCGGGGTTAAATGGGTTTAGTGGACTATCCTTGAATGGAAGATCCACTTCAGATAGTTCTTTACATTTTGGCTCGCAATATTCTTCACATTTATCATTCGGTTCCACACAATAGGGTTGGCTGGGAACTGGTGTGATCTGATATTCTTCGAGGGATGCTACATTACTGTATAAGAGAGCATCTTTCTCGATACTTCCCTGGTCAAAAGCATCCCAGTTATGTGGGAGGCACCCGGCCATACAATTCTTATATTCCTCCTCGGCGTCCTCAAACTTATCATCAATCCATTTGAGTAGACCGTAACCAGCACCGATCATTGCCCCTAACTTTATAGCGTCCCAAAATTCAGTTGATCCGTATTTCACGGATTTTTTGGTACCACCAGGCATAGTAAGCTCTATCTTTTTATTTTTTAAAGCAGCACTCGCAGGAGCATCGTCTGGAAACATCTTAGCTTTGAGTCCCGCTTCCCCAGCGTCATCAAGTGCTTTTATCATTGATGCCCTACCCCTTGTGTCAAGTCCTTTACCAAGTGCTACCATGATGTCATCATCTACAATACCATCAAGTTGTTTAAAAATAGGTACAAGTCCATCAGCGTCTACCCTTGCGGCCGATCTGAACACGGTTGCATTGCCAAAAAAACTTTTAAATACTTGGTTATCGGGGAAAGCTCTCGAAGCGCTAGATAATGCATAGGAAAATTTTGGAGCCATCACAACTTTACTTCATATTTAGATTTTAATTTGAGAAGAGCTTTGTATACTGGTGTATTTTCCATAATGTATTCATATCCATAGACATCTTGGGAGACGTACTTATCCTCGATCTCATCTGTGATAAATCCAAAGTCACTCCCCTTCAAACCATATGTAGACATTGCGATTTCATTCCATTTCCATGTATAGACATCAAGTCCTGATATGGGTGACTTGAGTTTTGTCTTTTTCACATCCTTTTTGAGCCTTCTATCTGAAAAAAAACTTTCGAGGCAATCACCCACATTACCACCAGAACCACAATCTTCTTTGACATCTTCTACGTAATCTTCGAGTCCTTCGCCAATATCTTCGCCAATATCTTCGAGTCCTTCGCCGATATCTTCGCCAATATCTTCGAGTCCTTCGCCGATATCTTCGCCAATATCTTCGAGTCCTTCGCCGATATCTTCTAGACCATCCACAATCACCGGTACAACATCCTCTTCAAGAAAGTCCCCCGCTGAACTCCAGAAATCGCTA